TTCAGTCTATCTGAACTTCCCCAGTATTCACGCCAATCACTTTCTTTGTAGCCTCGACGTTTGTTCTTTTTGCCTTTTAATGGTGGCTTGGTTGTTTTAAATTTTGCTAGTTTCTTGCCTACGTATTTTTGTTTTGTCTTTTTGTTTGTAATTAGATATACAAAGCCTTCGTATTCATCTGGTATAGTGTTTACTTTTTTACCTTTGTATGTCCAACTCATATACTATGTATTTTCTTGTTTATTCATCTTTGTCTTTTTTGATTTGCCTTTGTTCATTGCCCATTTTCCGCTTGCTCTAATGTCTGCAAGCACGTCATTATAGGTGTCTTTAATTTCTTGTTGCCTAGTTTTTGCAAGACGCATAAGTTCACGCAACTCACGCCTTGCAGATCTTTTTGTTCTTTCGCTTGGACCTTGTTCAAACTTTTCATTTGCTTCAAAGTAGTTCAAATATGTTTTTACAAGTTTGTCGTGTGTATCGTCATTCATTCTACAATTTCAACATCGTTTTCGTAATTGGTAAAGCCGTTTTCTTTTACAACTTTCATTACGTGATTGACTCTACCTACTAATTCATCCTTATGTGATATTAGGAATATGTTTTTGTCACGCTCTCTGCCCATTTTTTTCAGTACAGCAAGCGAGTTCTCAACGCCAGCAGTGTCCATACCAGAGTCTATAAGTTCATCAATAAACAATAAGTTTATTCCTTGATACAAAGACTCCCAAACATCTCTAAATGCCCAGCTCATTCCTAATATTAGCCTATTTCGTTCGCCTCTTGACAAGTTATCAAAGTCTAAATCCTGTCCTAGTTGTGTAATTTCTACTGATAAATCGTTTTGGAACACAACTTGATGTGGTAAGCCTAATTTGTCTAAATAATTTGTTAGCCTGTTGTTTAGATACGCTAAGTTTTGATCTATAATCTTTTTGCGTATAAACGAATCTTTGTTTGTTAAGAGTTTAAGGAGAAACTCTTGATGATCACGTAAACTTGTCAAGTCGTTTACGTTTGTCCAATCAATTTTTTGTAGTGCAGTATTAGTTAAGTCGTCTATTTGTGCCTGATACGGATCGTCCTCTTGCTGTTTACTTACCAAACTTTGACGAAGATTATCTACGTTGTTTCTATGTTCGTATGCTTCTTTAGCTGTTTCGTAAAATGTTGTAGGACGTCCGTTAATATCGCCGATTTCATTTAAAAAATTCATTGTTTTTTCTAATTTTCCAGCAACTTCTGTTTGATATGCAATTGCATCGGCTAATTCTTTTGTTTTTCTTGTTTCAATTTCTTCTTTTTTGTCTGCGTGAAGCTCTTGTCCACACGTATAACATATTGCTGAATCAAGATCTTTTACATCTTTTTCTGCTTTTTCAACACTTTTGGTTGCTCTCATTAATGCAGACTCTAATGTAGCTTTTTCTTTGTTTAAACTTGTTAATTTGTTGTTTAACTCGTTCCAGTTAGTTAATTTATCGTGATTATCGAGTTCTGTATCAATATCTAGCTTTTCAAGTTCCTCAATTGCTTCATCAAGTTTTTCAATGTCTTGTTTTTGCTTTGAAAACCAAGCACGTTGCCTACCAGCAAGTGTTTCTATACTAGATTGTATTTTTTTATTGCTAGATTCTATTGCATTGATCTTTAATGTTTCTTCTGTAATAAAATCTTTTGTTTGTTTTGTTTTTTCCTTCAACAATTCTGCTTTTTCTGTAAGAATTGTTATACCAAGTAGTTGTTCGATAATAGCACGTTGGTCATTTGCTCGCATACTCAAGAAAGGTTCAGTGTAAGTGTTCAAAGCAACAACGTGTTTGAACATATCGTGACTCATATCAAGTAAATTGCTAATATCTTCTTGTGTTTTTCTACTATCGCCTTGTGATTCGTTAACATCTTCTTCTTGTTCGTGATCGTTTATGTAGAATTTTAGTACATTAGGTGATCTACCACGTTCAATCCTATATTTGTTCCCACCTTTTTCAAAATTTAGCGTAACTAACATACCTTTGCTATTGGTTTTGTTAATCAAGTTGTTACGCTTGATATTTGTTAGTGCTTGACCGTACAATGCGTAAGACAATGCATTAATAATGGTTGTTTTACCTGTACCGTTACGTGATCCAGTATCATCACCTCCTTGATCTAAGTTTTCACCAAGCACTAGAGTAAGTTGCTCCTTGTTGAAGTCAACTGCTTGGGTAACATTACCCACACTCATAAAGTTTTTAACTGTTAAATCTTTAATTTTTATCATACTAGCTCATTGTATATGTCTAAAAGTAGTTTTTTATCAAAACTATCTGTGTCAATTGATTGGATTTCATTACTTACAATTTGATCTACACTTTCAAATTGTTCTATATCCAAGTCTGTGTTTATTTCTTCAAGTTGTTTTTGTGGTATTAGTGTTATTTCTCTACAGTTGTACTGATCAATAAATGTTTCTTTTATATAACTTGCTTCTTCATAACTTATATCAATATCAAGTGTAACTCTTAGATACATACTTGGCTTGATAAGTGTATCTTTCTCATCAATCAACTTTGATAACTTTACTGTTCTATATTTAGGACAGTCTAACCAATTAATATACTCTGGTTCTGCATTGTTTTCGCGATCCAGTATCATCATACCTCGGTCGTCATCCCAAGCATCTGCATAGTTGTGCGGAAAAGCATTACCAATATAATGTATCTTACCTTGCTTTTGTCTTTTATGGAAATGTCCACTGAACACATATTCTTGATTTTTAAAATGTTGTGCTTTCAAATCTCCGTGATCTGGCATCTGGACCATTGCGTTCATATAGAAGCTAGGTAATTCAAAGTGCCCAAAAAGGTACTTTGCCTGCAATTTTTCAATGCGTTTCCATTCATCTCCTACTAGCCAAGGCACTAATGCTACATCTTCGATAACTTGTATTTCATCTACAACAGTAATACCTGGTATATGTTTTGCAAATTCAGTTGATTTTACATCACGCTTATCTTTGTAATACAAATCGTGATTACCAGCAAACATATAAAACTTATCAAATGCATTACCTAACTTTTCTAATAACTTGATAGTTGTATCCATAGTTGTTAGATTCAAACTATTTCTATTGTGATGCCAATCTCCGCAAAAAATACCTGTTTCACAGTTATTTGCCTTTGCTGTTTCGATATACCAATCAATATAATCCTCACAGTCTTGATTATGTACTCGTGAGTTACCCTTCATACCTAAATGAATGTCTGTAAACACAGCTGCTTTGTTAAACACTAGAAATCTCCACTTCGCTAGTAGTATAAACTAGGTTAATCTTAAAATCAACCTCTATTTCATTTCTCTTTCACGTTTTAGTGCGGCTTCCCATTCACCTGCGTGTTGTCTAGTGTGCGATGGGTTGAGATTATTCATTTCAAGAATATCATCTCTAATGTTTTGATTGCGTTTTTCTAAATTAATGACACGTACAAAACTATTAGTAACAGCAGCGGTATAATATGCAAAAGGATTATTGGATTTGGATTCATCAAATTGTAGTCCTATCTGTGAAAGTTGTAATATTGCTTGCCCTTTCATTTCGTCATTGTATGTGTATCCACGTACATTACCTCTTGTTGCATAACGATCAACAAGTTTCATCCACATACGAGCAAGTTCGTTAGTTGCTTTTCCGTGATCTTTACTAAAATAACCATTTTCCATACCACCTGTCCAATGAGACTTACCTACACATACTAATACGTCATTTTCGTCAAATTTGTAATGTTGAAAAGGAGGAAAATTAAGTTTTGTTTTAGTATCAGCAATTGTTTTTGGTGTTTTCTTTCTACCAGGTTCGTCTGGAATATGATCAAACATCATAATTCTAAAAATTAAGTCAGTTTTTTCTATAGATCTATAATCTACAGTAAATTCTGACATTTTAACTTTCTTGTTTTCTGCTTTAGCAATTTCATATGCTTCAGTTGACATTTTTTTTGCTCTGTTGCGTTTTGCTTCAGCAATTGTTCTAACATTTACTTTTTCTATACTTGGTAAAATGATATCGTAATTTGCATAAACAGGATCAACATAAC